AATTTGTTCCCATCCTCACTTGAAACAAGAATATAAGCATCATCAAATCCCGAATTTACATAGTGCTTATCCTTTAATGCGTTTATAATGTCTGATTTGATATTTTCAATTTCACTCATTCTTCTACCTCCTGCATCTTTGCTCCACAATTAGGACAATATTTTGATTTTTCGTCATTCCAATCATTACATTTAGAACAAGAATACTCAATACCAAATCCATCTGCGTTATAACCTCGATGAACTATCCAATGTCCCATCTTCGGCTTTGGTGTGACGGGTGGTAAATCATATACTGCCATGTATAACTCTTTGTCACCCATTTTCATTTGCATCATATCAAGCACCGTCTGTCTGCTTATAGCATCCTCACAAGGCTCTTTCTCTAATGACTTAATAGCCATTTCGTGTGCATTTCTGCATTTCTCCGTATAAACTTCTTCATCAAGATAGCTTTTCAAAAAGTTTATTGCATTATCCCGTTCTTCTTTTGTCATCCTTTTGCCTCCTTATTTTGCCAATATGTATATACTTTCTTTCCTGCTACACAATGCTTTGTAGGTAAGCAAATCTGCCAATATTCACGAGGTATTCTTATTTCTGATAAATAATCAAGGCTACTGTATAACCCGATGCCTAACCAACCCATAATGTTTCCATCCACATCATAAACAGGTTGACCGATTGAGAATGTATTTTCCGCACCTTTCATTTCATAACCGATTATGAAATTTCCGTCTCTCTCACATACTGTACCCGAATCGTATTTTGTCGCAACATTTTCCATTTTTATCTGCTCTACAAATCTCGGTTTTGCAATATATACCGAGCCATCGTCATTTATAAATCTCATTCGTCATCATCCTCCATTTCTTCAAGTATTAAATAGAATACGTACCCAATAAACACGCATACTACTGCTTTTATCATTCGTTGCCCTCACTTTCTGTCTTGTATGGTTCGGGTAATGGCATCCATGCTGTGACAACATTGTTCCATGCAAAACATTCATCACGAAACGCATACCATTGATGGTCTGTGTTATCATCAAAGTATCTACCCTCAAATACTCTATCCGTCTTTGTGCTAAACAATACTAATTCTCTATCTTCGGGCAACCTCTCACTAACAGGAATCCAACCACCATTGGGTAACTCTCCATTTCCGTATGTCATTCCTTATCCTCACTTTCTGCCTTGTACTTGTCGATAATATCAAGTGCTATCCATAAACCATGCACACGTCTATAATCATCAAACTTGTCATAGTCTTTTGCGGTCTGTTCTATCTCGGCTCTTATCTTGTCAAGTATTGGCTCTTGCTCTGACGCTTTAATAACTTTAAGCCGATTTAATATTTCAAGAGCACCATCATTAAATCCCATTAGATATAATAACTCGTCTTTTGTAGCATCTTTCCTAACATAAGATTGTTCTGTGGCAATCACATCAAGCACTATTTCATTTATTGCTTCTATTGATATTTTCATCGTTTCTCCTTTCGATTGTTTGTTCTTTTTAACTTTCTACAAATATTATACAACGAATTTAGTTAAAATTAAAGCGGCTAATCAAATTCTTTTATTCCACGAATCTATAGCAGCCTGGTTTACCTCATTTGAATGACTCGTTTTTTCCAAAGTCTTCCAGTTTAAATCTGGGACTTCGAGCATTACAACTTGTACAATACACATAAGAAATTCTTGTGGTCTGCCCGCCTATAAATCATCTTGATGATTTTTCTAATCTTGCTACACCGCCACAAAACGGACACGGTTTTAATTCATAATTGAATGTATACATTTAATAAACCTCCCATTGTTGTATATTTTTTATATCTTCAAATCTCTTTGCCTTACCTAAATCTCCAACATCTTTTATGTCATTAGGGAATACTATTTCTGAAAATATTTTATTTTGCACATTATATCTTATCCGTTTCCTTGCTTTCATTCCTGCCTCATCATTATCTGTAGCAAGTATAAAATGTCTGCATGGTAAATTCTGCAACTGCTTAAACTGTAAGTCATCTCCTGTGCCATTTAATGCTACTGCATAATGTCCTCCTTGCCATAATAGAATACAATCTATCATACTTTCTGTAATGAATACTTCATTTAATTGCCTTATAGCATAAGTTTTACCATTACCCCTACCATTTATACCCATTATATTTACAATTTGTTGAAATACTGTATGGTATTCATATAACCCATATAAGGGTTTCTCGACACCTTGTGGATAGTTAAACCATTTGGTATGAACATTTCGGCGAGCGACGAACAAGCAATTGCCTTGTTCATCTCTGACAGGGAAAGTGATGCAATTTGTTTTCTTATCGAATCCCAAATCAAATAGTTCAATGATACGGTCATCTGTTATACCTCTTTTCGCCCAATAAGGATGTGTCCATCTATACTCATCGAGTTCTTCTTCGGTTACAAAATTAAATTTAGAACTATTAGTATTGTCCAATCTATTATTTTCAATGTCACTTTGACTGGAAATAATATTACGGCTGCAATCAATTTGAACATCTTTTCTTTCCTCCACACTAATTGATAGAAAGTTCTTTAACAACCAATTCCATCCAAATGCTCCTAAAACATCGTCTTTACAGAAACAATATGTTATCATATCTTGCAAACTTGTTACTTTTCCACAAGTAAAACAATGACAAGTTCCGTCTGTTTTCTTTACACCCATACTTGGGCGTCTCTCTTGTCCGCCCTTATGATACGGACAAGTCACCATAACATTCTCCGGACCGTCTTTAATATCTTTTAGATAGTTTATACTATTAGCCCGTAACTGCGTCTGGAGTTCGCTTAAAATCGTCTCCAAGTCAGTCATAAACGGAGTGTTGTTGATTATCATTACGCAACCTCCTGATACGCTATTATATCGTCAAGTTTACAATGGAAAAATCCGGTCATAGAAACAAGATTATCGATTGAAGGCATTTTATCTGCTCTCAACCAATTGTATACAGATGTTTGAGATACACCTAAATAATTACTTAACTGTTTTACGGTTGTGTCGTTTTTGTCAATTAGATTCTCCAGTTTGTAGGCTGTCCTCTGTAGATTCAATACTCTCATCGTTTGTCTGTTCCTCCGTTTGTTCATAAAAGATTTCTGTACATATTTCTTCTTCTGTCTGTCGTTTTGCTTTTCGCCGTTTTCTTCGTTTTCTGTCTTGCATTAACTTTAATATAAGTATAAGCAATCCTACTGACATAATGCAAATGGTTACAAGAGAAGATATTACAATCCATATTATATCTCCTAAAGTTACTACTAACTGCATAATCACTCCTTTCTAAAACATATCTGTTTTATCCTTAAATCTACTTTTAATATCTACTACTTTATCTTGTGTTACAGTTTCAGGCTCTGCATCATCATAACTCGGCACAAATACAAATGTTCCTGTATCTATATCCCATTGATAATGTAACTTACCACCGACTGCACCAAATCTCTGTTTCTTAACTCCAATTTCAAGTATTCCGTCTTTCTGTCTGATTGCTAATACTTTACTTGCGTTGTGAGATATTCCGTCGCTATCTCGTATACTTTCAAGTTCTGGTGTACCATCTTTGTCTTTCTCAACTACACCAGTTCTGTTTGCTTGTACTACTACAACTACTGGTATCTTCATCTCTATTGATAAACTCATCAGGTCTTCGGATATATTTGTCAATGATGTAGTCTTTGTATCGCCTCGCTTGTATCTCTCATCTGACAGATATGTTATACCATCTATAAATAATGCTTTCAAATCATACTTTATAATCCACTGCCGTAACTTCGATACTGTGACTTTATTATCAAAATGTTTTGGTATCGATACATATAACCCGACTTCATTTTTAGATAACTCATCAATGTATGCTTTATACTCATGCTTGTCTATGTCATTCTTTCCCCACATCAAACCCTTGTTACTAAAGTGCTTATAAAGTGTATCAAATCTATAACCGATACTATTAGCACTCATCTCAGGAGAGAAATATCCTGCGTTAAATCCTATCTGCCATATATGTTTACATATATACTCCATTACCCATGACTTTCCCATGTTAGTTCGAGCATATAATACACAAAATTCTTCGCCCCTACTCAATCCATGACATATCTCGTCAAGTTCTTCAAAGCCTGTTGTTAAGAACCACTGGTCTTGATTATTCAACCTATCTTCAAACTGATTATATCTTTCAATAGCATTTTTAATAATGTTCTCTGCACCAAGATTATAGTTTGGTTGTAATGTCTTGATTGCGTTGAGCATATACTCTGTAGCCGCATTCGCATCTGTCTTTAAGATATCTGCCATCTTCTGTACTATTGGTACGGCTCTCTGAAACAGATTTTCTTCCCTTATTGTATCAACAAGATAGTTGTCGCTTTCTGTAACCTCTAATAACTCAAACTTCGGAAACTTTGCTAAAAATGTTGCTTTGTCCGGAACATTTCCGTATCTCTTTAAGTGTTCTGATATAAATTTGTATTCTTCTTCATACCCTACAAAATATGATTCGTCAAGAGAGTTTGTCTCTATGATTGAGTTATCACCAGTCATTATGACTTTTGATAATACTTGTAATTGTACCATTTATCTTCTGTCCTTCCCTTTAAATTCTACTATCATTGAAGCATTCCATACTCTACTCGCTAATCTACTGCCAAGAGTTTTCTCAAGGTCGTTGAATAACAGATTACCAGTATAGATGTTCGATTTTGCGGAAATTACTCTGCTATCTATATACATAAGCAGTTGAGATAGGTCGTACTGTGACATTCCGGTACTTGCTATATCATCCCATATTACTAAATCTGCTTCGAGTATGTTTCTCTTTAACTCCTCAAAATCTTCATCATGGTTATCAAAGTCTTTACACTTCAATAAAAATGCTGGAGTATGAATAAACAAACCTCTTGTTCTAAATCCGTTACCTGCCCATATCTCATCAAAATATTTGAGCAGTATCTTTATAGCCCAAGTTGTCTTACCATTTCCTGTATGTGTGCTTACTAAATATAGATTTGTTCCACTTGCTACATTATCTACTATAGAATTTTTAAAATCATTTAGTAGGCAGAAAGCATCATAGTCACAATCTTCAGGAAATAGTTGCATTACCTGTTGCTTATTCTTTGGTATACCACTTGCATCTAACAGATATTTCATTTCTGAATAGCGTATACATACACCTTTACATTCTGTTGTACAGACTGACTTATAAATACAATCTTCTCTCAAAAGTACACCTTCTTTCCCGTCTGTTCTCGTTCTATTTTCTGTCTTTCAAGTCTGTTGTAGTCATCTTCTGTCATTGTATCAGACCTTACATTAGATTGTGAACTGGCAGTGAAATTATTTTTCAATTCGTAGAAACTTGCATATCCTTTTTCAAGTGAATACTGCACAATTTTAACTTTGGCCTCATCATCATCTGCTAACATATTAAGTTTATTAAGTAAACCTTTGAACTGATTTTCATACTGCAATGGTTTATCTTTTATCTGCAATCTCATTTTGAGATAGTCTTCCAAGATAGACTGCAAACCTATATTGTTTGTATATGTATGTATAAGGTCTACACATTTCTCGTATAGAGATTTTCCTCTCTTTTTAGCAGTTGGTTGTTTTCTAACATTACCTAATAAATCTGTTTCTGTATACATCTTACTAAAGAACTCACTCTCTTGGTTATCCGAGTCTCTTATTATTTCTTTAGAAATAATATTATTATTTTTATTATATTCTATATTATTAGTACAACTGAGTTGTATACCCCGTACAACTCCGTCACATGGTATACAACTCAGTTGTATACCCCTACAAGTATATTCACAATACTTAATGTTGTTCTGTTCATAGGTATTTTTGTCTATAAGACCACGGTCAACTAATGATTTCAGATTCTTCTGTATACCACTTTTAGTTGCACCACACCAATCTGCAAGATACTGTAAACTACCTGTAAATTTTTGAGAGTCGGATTGAGAAAATCCATAGATTATTGCATAGACTAATAAATCATTTCCTTTTAGATGTAATTCGTTTATCATCCATCCTTGAATTGTTATATAATTACTATTCTCCATAGTGCTCCTTTCTTTAGAAAGAAAGAACTCATATTGAAGCGTTTGCAGGCCGCATTCAATATGAGTTGTTTCTCTTCGGGGGTAATCGGTAGATATGCTATTGTATCGTAGATACCTGCAATATCTACCGAGCGTAGTATGGTACAAAACCAACAGTCTTAACTACTCTTATATAATAACACATCTTTATATAAATTGCAAAAGGCTTTTGCTAATTATTTGAAAGTTTTTACAATATCTTCAATCTGACCATCAACTACTGCATTAACTTCATTCCATAAGCATCTTCTCTCTGCAACTATATCAATGTCCTCAACATCTGGAATTGTTCTTTCCTCTGTGTATTCAATTGTGTAAAAGTTGTCCCGGATTTTAACTGCCGCTCTACTTGTCGCCTTAATGTTAGTTATAATTGCCTTACTTGTGTAATCACTCATCTTCTTTGTCCTCCTTGTTCTTAACTTTTGAGATTGTTAACTTTTCTGTAGTTGTTGATATATCACAAGCAGAAAATTCTGCTATAATATCCTGTGAAAAAGCGTTGTTGTACATGGCGCTCTCAACTGCATCAAGGTCAACAACTTCAACAGTCTTTATGTATGGATTCTCTCCATCACCGTTCCAAACTCTTTTCAAAATCTCAATCATTTTCTGCTCATCCATTTTAGCAGTCTTTATGATTGACCGTTTAATGACATGAGAGCCGTCTGATATATCTGTAATATCCAACTCTTTCATCATGTTTTTGATATCAGTATTGTACTTTTTAGCCAACTTTGCATAGTCATCAGCATCTCTCTTATTCTCCACATAAATCGGAATAAGTGCTTTTAAAAGTTTTGTCATTTCTTCCTTGTTTACATTCTGCTCACTCATTAGTTTGTTCTCCTTTTCTTTGTGTATTTCTGTGTTATACTACCAAGTACTCCGTTACGACCACGAGTTATATGTTTTCTAAACTCTAATAGTTTCCACACATCACTCTGTTTCCAATAGCGTGTCTGTCTTGCACCCTCTTGGATATAATCGGGTAAAAGTTTCGATAAATCATTATCCGGATTGCTTCTTTTCCATTTATACCAAATGTTGATTGTATAAACAGATACACCAACTGATAACGCTATTTCCTCTACTTTTAATAAACGCTCTGACAACTTTCTCACCTCCTAACTTAATAAGAAATCTAACATTTCTACTTTATTTTTATCTAATTTACCATCAACAATTGCATCTGACATTGCACCTTTCTGCTCAACTATGTCGTGTATACGCTCATCAATAGTATTTTTAGTTAACAATGTATAAATAGTCACATTCTGTTTAGCACCAATTCTGTGACATCTATCTTCTGCCTGTTCTTTAAGTGCTTTATTCCACGGTTCGTCCATGAATATCTCAACTGTCCCGGCAGTAAGTGTAAGACCAGTACCCATAGCACCGATTGTTCCGATAAGCACTTGGCACATATCTGTATTCTGAAATGAATTAACAATATCTTGTCTCGTATTGTCAGGAGTTTCTCCTGTAATTCTCATAATACCATACTGCTTTGAAAACAATCTATCATATATAGCATCGGTCATCTGTGTCCAATTGCTAAAGATAACTACTTTCTGTCCGTTAGCAATTGTTTCATCAACAAGTTCTTCCATTCTATCGAGTTTTGCACTCTCTTTAATAGTAGATGAAAGAATACCTGTGTATCCGGTCGCTTGTCTTAATCTTATCAACTGTGCTAACGGGTTAGGAGAAATTGCTATCTCATCAATATGTGCTTTAATCTCCATAGATACTTCCTTATAAATCTGTGACTGCTTCGGAGTCATCTCTACATACTCATCTATGTATAATTTATCAGGTAAGTCTAATACATCGTTTTTAAGTCTACGCAACATAAACTTATTTAATCTATCTTGCAATTCATCAAGATTTTTATAGCCGACTGTCTCATAACCACCATAGCCACCAAATATACAATAATGATTTTTAAAAGCATAGAAAGAATGAGTGTCATAGCCAAGCCATTTGAAAATTATGTATAAGTCTAATGGCGTATTCATTAACGGAGTTCCCGTCATTGCTATACGATTTTCGCTCTTTACTTTTAAAATTCCCTTACCTTGTTGTGAACTCGGGTTCTTACAATTATGTGCTAATATACCTTCCACAAAATAATTATGATTATCTTCAACCTCTATATCATATGTAAGAAATGATATATCATCTACTGTTCGTTTAGAAATAAGTTTAGCCATTCTTTAAACTCTCCTTTATCAATTTGTTCGTGAGTAAATCGTATAATAGTAAACCCTAAAAACTGTAAACATTCATCTTTCTTTTTATCTAATTCTTTAATCTTATTGGAATTATGATTTGCACCATCAATCTCAATACATAATTTTTTTAATGTATTCGTAAAATCAGGTTTATAATTTTTAGCATAATGTCTTTCTGGAAATGTATCCCTTGCAAGTTTTGTGTTGATTGCATAATTATAATAGAACCCATTATTTATCAAATCATCATAAACGAGTGATTCATAGTGTGACATTTCACCGTTACCATATTTAAAGTTATTTGGCAAGTTACCTCTTTGCAATTTTGTACGGTTAGATTTTTCAATTACACCAGGAATATATACAGGATTATGCTCCTTCATATATTCTGTTTTCTTCTTTCTAAATTCCGGATTTTTCCATCTTGCACTCAATATTTCAGCATTTTTCTTTTTTGTTTCTTCACTTATTAAATTAGGTCCAAATGTCTTGTTTCTCCACTTTGCTGAACAAGATGTATTACAAAATCGTTTCCGTTGTCCGTGTTTATTATTAGGTACTTCAAAAGTTTTACCACAAAATTCACATATTTTAAGCATCATTTAACTCCTTTCATCTTTCATTTATGTACTAATTATAATACATAAATGAAAGATTGTAAAGACAAATTTTTAAACCTCTTGTATATCATCATAACTTGTTAAATCTTCCGCTCTAACCCATCCACGATTTGTAGTAAAGAATTTATGACCTCTGGTACATTTAATAGTTTTAATTCCATTTTTTGTGTCAATCTGTAATTCAAGTAGTTGTTCTGCTATTACATTTTCGTGCCAGTCTACAATTCGTTTCCATTCTGTTTCCTTTGATATCTCGTTATACGATAATACAGAACAACTAATCTGGTCTTTAACTATATCTCCTATTTTTAATCTGCCAATATCGGTTGTTACTAAAGTATTATAATCAAAACACTTATGAATCTCATCTATTGCAACTACGCCAATAACTCCGTCAGAGCAAAGAGACGCTATTTCCGACGCTATATTATCGTCTCTTAAACTTTCTACATTCGTTATAAGAAAGTACGGGAGAGACTCGCTCTCGTTGCCGGAGATGTACTTCAAATCATTAAGTTTATCTGTAGTATAGCCGACTTTCATCTTGCCTTTAACAGTTTTCATACCTAATATATGTGCTTCTTCGTTTGAATGTGTATGAATCTCATTAAACCAGTTCCACTTCAAACCATTAACACCACATATGATTAAGCAATGTCTATATCCGAACTGTAGTTTTTTTGCGACACATATATCAATAACTTGTTTTGTTTTTCCAAGACCTTGTTCATCACCAAGAAACCATTTATTGTGTGACAGTCCATAATTAAATCCGTCAATCTGATGATTAAATGGCTTTGTCTTAAACTGAAATTCTGACGGTAGTGTCATATCTTCGCACTTCTGTTTAAGTGCTACATATTTACCAGTTATCTCATAATTATAACTCGGTAATAATCTTAAAATTTCAGATAGACTTTCTATTGGTGTTTCCCACTCTTTTTCATTGGCTGACCAATGTCTTATTGGAAGGTCTCTTATAACATTGATTATTTTTGTATCATATGGGAATGAAATGAATAAAGAATAGTCTGAATCAATCTTTTTACTTTTTCTTATATCAATAGTTATCATCGTTCTCTCCTATCTGTTCAAGAGTTTTTATCAATTCTGTAAACATTGTACTACAATATTTAGCATAATACAATAGGTAAAATAAAAAAATCACTGTTTTCCGTAAAAACAGTGATTTTCTTCTTATTTATATACAATATTTAACTTGTTTTGTAGTTTATTAAGTATATCTCGCTCTTCCGGACTCTCTGTACTTGCATAGAGTGTTTGTATAAACTGATAGATTTCTTCGCTTAAAAACGATAATCTCTGTGTTACTGCATCTATTGATATCTCGCCGTTACTATATCGTTTCTTTATATCTGCATATGATTCATAACTCGGTAAAATATCAAAGTATTCAGATTTAACCACATCTGTATGTAAATTATCCCGTACAGTATACAAACTTGCCAACTTCATACAAGTTTCAAATGTCGTTGGTCCATTTTCGAGTTCTGTAATTGTGTTGGTTATTTCGTCTATATTCATAGTGTTAACATCTGCTTTATCCAAGCAACTTCTTCAATGTACTTCTTATGAGATTCATCCCACTTCTTCTGCATTTCAACGGGTGGAGTATAAACTTTGGATAATTCTTCAATCTCATGTACTGCAAAATCATGTAAATACATAGCGTGTTTTAACTCATCGTTAGCCATCTCTTTATATTTATTAGCCCACTGTGAATTATCTTTTGCTTTACAGTCTAAATACTGTTCTGCATAAGTCTTTGCTCCCTCTATTTCTTCATCTATGGCTTTCACCATCTTCTTTATTTTTCTCATAAAGCACCTCCAATATTTTGTCTATCTTATCATCCTGCTCCTGTAAATGTTGGTGTATTTCTTCAACCTCTTTGCGTAGAGCATAATCGAGTTTTCTTGTGGTATTATCCATATCCTCTTGTGTTATGTTATAGTCAAGGTTCTGAATACCTATAAGAAAACTCATTATGCCTAATATATCAAGAAATGTAAATTCTCCATTGTCGCCTGAGCCTATCTTCATACTTTCTCAACTCTCAATGATATGTTAGATACTTCACCCTCACCTGTAATAAGTATGCAAGTAATGTTATCAGCCGATTCACAACACATCTGTCTGATTGTTGTTGTGATAGGAAGTGTCACAAAATCATCTGCGGCTGCAACTGTACCTGTTGCAATAGCACCGGGTATCTGTACACCATTCTCATAAAGTGCAACTGTAACATCTCCAGCGGCAGTAGGAGATACTGTAACTGCACAATCAATTGTGTAATAACCACTACCGACAATCTCAATTGCATTACCAGAAAGTCTGCAATTACATCCGAATCTTCTCAAAACAGAACCAAGAGAGATTATACTATTCTCTGATACAGACTGTGTTGACTGATTACTTACCTGAATTAAACTCTTACTCATAATCTTATTCTCCTTTTCTATAAAATAAAAGGGATAAACCGAAGTCTATCCCTTTATATGACCTCGGCTAATTTGCCTAAATATTTCCGTTACAACCACATCCACCGAAAATCGGAGGGAAAGGTCCTGCACCATAACTCCAAGAGTTAGGGAATTTGAGCATACCACTCGTAGCCTGTGCTAACTGCAACTGACTTACCTGTGACTGTAGAGACTCAATCTTATTCTGTGCAATCATATCCTTTACAGACTGAATCTGTGCAGTAATGTTTGCATTTGTGTTGGCATCTCTTATTGCACCGTCATAGTTGCTCTGCATTATTAACTGCTTGGTCTCGCAACAACACTCATTGCTCTTGGCTAACTGATTAGCCTGACCAACTGCGAGTGAGGCTATGTCTCTGGCAGTCTCATTGTAGAGGTTCTGCATAGCAGACAGACTATCATGGAATGTCTGATTTGTAGCGGCTACTGACTGTGCAGTTCCGTTGTTAACGGCAGTGAGAATATCTCTTGTCTGTGCCTGAAGATTCTGATTATCAAATCCTCTGTTAACATCTGCCTGGATAGCATTAGCATTTCCGTTGCCATTGCCCCATCCACCAAAACCGTTTCCACCCATCATTGCAAGAATGAGAAGTGCGAAAATCCAGAAACCACCATTACCGAAAGCATCTGCTCCACCCATGTTCATTACGGGCATAATTCCTGTTCCGTTATCCATAGTTTTTTGTCCTCCTTTCTTTAAAATTTATATATTAAGTTGCAACTTATCTTAATTGATTAAGTATTTCATTAGGGTCTACACCCTTTTCTTGTGCCATTTTATAGAAAGCAACCTGGGCATCTCCACCGTTTTCATTTACATAATTCATTACTTGTTTATATGCTGGGTTATTTCCTAACATCTGATTCAACATCATCTGTGGATTTCCGCAACTTCTAATTGTATTCATCATCTGTTTAAAATGCGATGGTATTATGCTTTGGCTTTGTCCTTGAATGTTCTTCATCATTGGATTCATTCTTCTTATCCTCCATCTCTGAAATCATTTTCTCTAACTTCGCTAATCTCTGTTCAAGACTTTCCACATCTGGTTGAGGAGTATCTTTGTGTACTGTTATATCATATGGTGTACTCATTACTTTACCAACTCCGTCTGATACGCAAAGCCACACAATAGGTGCAGAAGTGTCCATAAGTAGTACACTTGAATTAGGTGCAAGTTGAATACTGTCTACACTTGATTTACCATTAACCTGTATAACTTGTTGTGGTGGTAACATATAGGGATTACCCATCTGATTCATTGGATTTACTTGAAATGGATTTTGATAATTCATAGATATCACCTCTTTCTATAAATTATCTTACACAAAAAGAAAACCCACTAAAATGAATTTAGTGGGTAACTTTCGTGCAATTTCCGTGTAAAGTTTTTAGATATGTTTGAATATAATGTGTTCTCGTTTATACACTATATTCTTTATTTGTCTAACTGATAAATCAAATTCTTCTGCCAGTGGTTCATAACATATTCCATCAAGTAATCTACGCTTTAGAATCTTCCTGTCACGCTCTGCATTTCTACCAATTATGTAATGGTCAATAGCATCTTCAATTTGTGCATAACTTATGTCGGACAGATTAAGTTTCATTCTATCTTCTCCTGCGATTACCTCTTGAGCCACTTCTTGTTCTTCCTCTTCTGCGTCTTGTTCTTGTAACAGTCTGTGACATATCATTTCACCTCATTCTCATCACCTATAATATTAACACCTTCGCCATCTTGCATATATGTTGTTGTGTCTAACTCATCAACATAATCGTACTGACACCACTCATACAACCATAGAGCATTACTGGCAAATAAAAGTATTATACATATAATAAGTGCAATTAACAATCTCTTGGACTGTTGTTCTGCCATAGTAATTGCTCTTTCAAAAATGTAGTGAACTTTATCATCCATACAATGTTCTCCTTTCGATATACTATTATAGTTTAATATAAACATATAATAACATATCTGAAAAGAGAACTCAAATGGTCATAGATTAAGTTGCTTTTCTACCCTCGTTGTAACCGAATCGGCAGTAGTGTTCATAATATTTAGGATTATCTTCAACCTTTGTACCATAAGCACTTACAACATCGGAATTTTTCTCCCTATACTTTATAGGGTTAAAGTTTGAAATAGCCTGTCTGCCACAATGTTTATTATCTCCGTAAGTTGTATTCTCATACATTCCATGGTTTATAAAATGGTCAAACAGTTTCTTATCATCATTACCGAAAGCATCTTTAAGGTCTTTGTACTTGTTAGCATAGTATGTAGGGTTAAATACAAAGCCATAGTCAACACCTTTGTGAATATACTTACCAAGGATAAATCCTTCGGGTGCAGGAGAAGGGTCGGGAATTGTCTTATAGTCAACCCAACACATAAGACCCCAATCTGTCCACTTGCAATTTTTAGCACCGCCTTTGTATCTTCTTCGTGTTCCGTCTGCATCAACCCACGAATAAAGCACATTTTTTGTCCAAGAGCCTGTACACTCGATAACATTGTAGTATCTACCATTGATAAGTGTTTCTCCGATATAAGACCCTGCATGACCTTTCATATACAAATAACTACCTGCAATGTTAAGTTTGGTAAAGTCCTTGCTCTTTGTAGTACACTTTTTAAGGATTGTAGCACCGTCAATATCGCCCGTTACTTTAAATCCCTTGACATAATAGCCGTGTACCCTTATATCCTGCCATCCATTGATAACCGCCTTTACAAGATTCCAACAATCAAAACTGAATTTGCCTGTGTTTCCGTTGAAATATCCGCAATTATACGGAAATCTGTTGATGTAAACAGTATCAATACTTGCGATATGTTTAAGAGTATCAACATACTGTTTATTAGTCATTACTGTTGCCATTATTTAATCTCCTTATTCTTTTTGTAGGTAACTGTACTAATGCCAAAAATTGCAATTAAAAATACTTGAATACCTTTAATCGTTTTGAGTATGGATTCTAATGGTATGTTCCATCCCCATGCTTCTGTTAATACTGTAAGTAGTATTTCAGTTGCAGGAATCACAATAATCAAAATCCATTTCAAAATATTGTAAATTTTGTCGGGTAAAACGGGGTAATTCATTTTTTTATCCTCCCAATATAGTTAAAATTATATTGCCTATGGCAATGCCAATAAGTACACCGATTAAAAACTCAATTTTTCGTTTGGGTAAAATCTTTTTCATTTTTCGGTTTTTTTATGTGTTGTTCTGTTAAGGTAATCATTCAATTCGTTACTCGCCTTTGTTACCTCGCCATTACAATGTAACTGATGTAGTCCGTCAAGTACGGCAAACAATACTCTTGTCTGCATATATTGTTCATCCCTTAAAATCTGAATAGAATCGTTAACCTCAACTTTTAAATCTGAAATGGATGCGTTCATATCCGTTATCTGCTTATCGTACCCATCCCATTTATCTATCTGCTTAAACCAATTACGAATTACTCCTACAAGCACAGTTAAAGCCGTAACAAGTCCTGCAAGACCGATAATAGCGTTGATATTTAAAGTTATTTCTCCAGATAAAAGCATAAGGCTACCTCGTATATATTTTTGCTACCTTACCGCAAAATTTACACTCGCAGACATGGTAGTTTTTGTCTTTATTCACATCATATAATCTCAATGTGAGTTTCTGCCACTCATGGTGGCAGAATATTCGTTGAATAAATTGTAGCACGACATTATACCTCCGTCAAAGTATACGTAACTTTCATCGTCTGCGTATTCTGTTTTGTGACAGATTCTTGCAGATTGTTTATTGTAGCCAGATAGAGAGGATTTTTGTACAAATACCTACTATTTGGAGATAAGGCAATTGGATACTGACTTATGTTACCAATAGTATGCATTATGCAATCAAGTGTATCGTTATGAACATAATCGCCGTAATTGGCATCAGTATATGAGTTTGTGGGATATATTGTTTCGTTTATTAAATCTATCATAAAACCAAATTTTGAGGTCTGTATTAAATTTTCAACAAAAGGGGCTTCCCACGCACCGATATCAACCAAGTCTGAGTTAAGCGTACTTATAATCGCACTCGTAGTTTCATTTAGCACATACATACGATTTGCGTTACCTTTAAAAATTATAACAACTCCCTCGTCCTCGAAGTATCTTATGCGAGCAGTATCAACAATTGCACCTGTCGTATTAACAATAGTTTTTACAACAAAAGTGTCATTTGACGGATCATAAATAGCAAATTCTAATGTGGCATTATCAGCAACATTTTGATTTGGCATAATCATAATCTTGCTATGCTCAATATTAAAAGCAATCAAAGAAGTTGGCGCACTTGTAAAATAAGTTGATAAATCAAATGTTTTTGTCGAATGTACCTTGTTGTCAAAAATAGATGCAATTGAAATAGGTTTTCTTGTTTTAGTAATAGTAAGAATAGGATTTGCATAAGACAATGTATGCAATTTATTATTATAAATGTTTTTACCATTTCCAAGGTTATTGCTAGTTTGGTTAGCAAAAAAATCTCTTTTATCACTCATGGATAGCCCACTCGGATTGCCATAGCCGATATATCCGCCTGTTTCCGATGTAAGACAAACAGACGATATCTGACCATTGCCTTGTGATGTATTCCAGTCCCACACAAGTACGGCAGATGAATTTCCCTCTATATTACTTTCGATGCTATTCCATGAGCCAAATTCGGGAGGATTACCACCATTTACAACATTATAGCAACCATTTGCGGTCATTTTGTTTCCTGCTTGCATATATTCGGCATTATCGGGAATTGCATCCTTGAAAAGGAATACACCACCGCAAAGATTGCGCACCATATTTTGAGCAAGCCATGTGCGATTAGAATAAGGAGCGTTAATTGATATACCAAAACTACGCATATATTTTGCAAGCGTATTGGCCATGAAAGTATTATCACTTTCAAATCGCTCTCTCTTTCCAGTTTTCACATCACGTAAATCAATGCGAGTATGACCGTGAATAATCGGTGCTTTTGTTTCGTCCACTATGCTGAACATATTTGCGTTTTCTTTAAACTTTGCCATGATTAAATCTCCTTTACTCTTGATATCCAATAAGATTTTCCCATTCTCCATTACGTTTTATATAAGTTTTAAATATTACACTTTCATCTTGTTGCTCTTCCATTGCAGTCGATGACACAGTACCTTTGGCGGAATAAAATTTATTTGAAAAAATTTCCAACAAACCGTTTTTTCCATTATCTTGCGCTGGGATGAATTTATACAAAAATTCATCATTATCATATACATCTATACCGTAACAATTCATTTCACAATATGTTAAACCATCAATAGAAGCATCATTGTTTCCCATTGCTCCAACACACATACGATAAGTGCGAAGATAATTTGTATTGGTTGGTGCAGCCTCTAACGAATTCGTACCATCCGTTAAAATAATTTTTTTACATGAAATATCAAGTGTTAAATCTTTATTGAAATATGACGATGTATCCCCCAATAATGTGTCTGCTCCATCCATTCCATAATATCCAGTATTTGCTCCGTCATATTTTGTAAATAACAAGAAATTTCTACTATTGTTGGATAATCTTGAACCTAAAGGACAAGCATAAATGCTACCCCCACTCATTTTAAAATTCATCACAAATCTTGTACTTAATTTACCTTCAACGGGTAAAAAAATGCCACCTTGTGTAAAGTCAAGTGATTTTATATTCTTAACAAAGTTAATGTATTGAAAATAGATATCTCCATTTTGACCAATAGCAGATGCAGGCTCTGTACTACCTTTTAAAATATTAGCACCACCACCACCTCGTATTCCAAAAAATGCCATGACAAATCCCTCCTAAATATTTATAACGTGTACCTTGAAATTGACATCATCTTCTTGTTCGTCATAAGTAAATGTGACACTATGATTTGCACTATCATCTGTAATACTTGTCGGTGTAAGTATCAGACCACCCTCTGGGTAAATGTCAATTAAACTTGTTTCCAGAATATTCTGATTAGTTATCACAAGGTCTGTCTCTCCTGCTTCAAGTGTTGCAGAAATTACAACAGATAAACCATCTACACTCTGCTTCACCTCGTTTATCGCTCCAACGATTTTTTTATTGACCGTATTAAGTGTATTCTGGTCTATATCCTTTGCAATGGCGTCTGCCACATTACTCAAAGTCTGCTTATAAGATTTATAGCCACTGGCAGACGACTGGTCTGCCTGTGCTATCTCAAATAAATCTGTTGTTTCAACATCGGGTGCGAGCGTTAACTCGCTTATGGATTTAGTAGCCATTAAACATTAACCTCCTGTTCGGTGTATCGGATATCCTTGCCCTCGCCTGTCTCGTTTTCAGTTCCACGGACATTCTCACTTATACCGTCCTCGTTTTCAAGAACACGCTGATATCCCTCTTCATAGTTAACAATCCTCATCCTATCCCTTGCATTAGCAAAAGTAAGTTCATCAATACCAAAACCGACAACGCTATCGTTACCAATGTGACTAATAGGAATTTGAATGTCAATATCAACATCTTCCGTAACATTTCCATAGAACTCCATATTGTCGGGAATTGTAAACTCTTCAACTTCATCTTCAATATCAAAGTTACCATCCCAGATAGCATCTCCGACAAGTCCAAGACCGCTTGCGTATAGCCAAACACCTCGTTTTTCAATATTTGCACTACCACCATTCATTGTAAGTCTTGCAATAAAGTAAGCAACTGAATTAGCGGTCATAGGCAAAACAAACATAAGGTGCATGATATGTTTTCCGTCAATGTATGTATCTTCGGGATGTAATTCTTCTTCTTCGCCATTGACAAGATATGTTATCATTGCCGTTGCCGTATCTTCCGTTTCAACATCAAGGTTTACCTCAATGTGTATTTCGGCTCTTGTTGTGGCTTTAGATGCTAATTTAAGTCTTAATAGTTGTCTTGAATCATTGTTAAGTATATGTATGGCACTTCCGTTTCTAAACTCATAAAATGCCATTCCGTCTGATACAATCTGTTCAAAGATTTCATCAATAGCCTCGTTTTGTGCCTCTATTTGACTTTCAAGGCTCGGTTTGAATGTAGGGAAGTATTGGTCTGACCTACTTTCAAACTCGTCTGTCATTGCCTGTATTCCCTTTATTGTCCTTGTGAGAATATAGGTTTGTAATGTCCTTTTGTTTGTTTCAAGTGTAACAGAATCGCCACACTCTAAATAAGGTTTTGCTAAAAGTGTTATGGTTGACGGAACAAATCTTAAATCGTAAAGTCCGTTTATTTCATTGAAAATACTTTCGGCTATTGCATCGGCATTTACCATGCCTTGTGTCAATTTGTTATCGGAAATACTGAAAATATTTGAATCATTATCGCCGTATGTTCCTATTTTCTTCGATGCACTATAAATATCAACTTGCGTGATACTTGCCGTTCTGTAAGGCTCGTAATTTACCTTTGTATAATCACACTTTGCAATGGTATCTGTGGTTTCTTCATCGTATGGTTCTAACTTGACATACTTGAATATTCCCTCTCGCCCTATAATGCCGTATCTTGCGTTTATTTGACAGATACCTTTCATTATAGTCTGCCCTGTTATTACTGTGTCTGTAATGCCTTTATTTAGGCTTACATCGTCATTCGGTAAAACAGTTTCTTCTTGTTCAATTTCAACAAATTCAAAAAAACTGTCACGAAAATCTTTTATCGTTATCGGAAACTCAATATCATCATACCATTGTTTTACATCCTTGTTTCCTACTGTGTAAAGAATATCGTATGCCGTGATTTCACAAGTTACATCTTCATGAGTAGGATTTGTTACTTCTTCAACATATCCTCTGAATAAAGGTATTGTATCTCCACCTCTAATTGTTATATCTACGGTTATATATTCTCCAGTAATATTCTGTATGATATCTACTGTTTTGATTTGAAATACTGTTGCAATACAACCTTTGAAATCAAGATTATTACCACAACAAAGACTCTCTGTAATCTTCATAGATTCTAACAGAATGTCCTCATTTTGTATGACCATATTCTTGCCGGGAATTGTAATCGTTAATACCCTTGGTACACTTCCTTGCAGATATAATTCTTTTGTAACATCTGAAACATTTATCATGTTAATATCCTATAAATTCAAGTGTTGTAGGTTCGTATTTAACAGTATTACCTGTCATATGTTGTATAACAAAGTTAGGTTCTGCAAGGTATACAGGAGCAGTTACATACGCATTGTCCTCTGGCACATAGAAAGTAAATGCTTCAAGTTTTCTTTCTCTCGCATTTATATAATTGTTCCGGAGAAGTGTCATTATACTCTCCATGTCATTATTTGTTATTGAGCGTATTTCAAATGTTACAGTATAAGAAATGTGCTCCAAAGCGTTTCGGTGCAATAACCCGTTAGCATCTCTGTACGGGTCTAAATCCTGTACATGCTTGGTCACTTTATAAGTCTTTTCCGTTATATATTGGTGTAGTAATGTACTATCACCTATTTTTATTAACCAGCCTGAAAATGCCATTTATTTAACCTCTCACTTATTATATCATATAACCTATGCAAATGCACTTCTTCCAGTAGATTTTTTGAATATTCTATCCTGGTCTCTAACTACTCTAAAGACTTCCTCTCCATCGATATTGATTATAATATCTCCGTCTTTTGACGAGTTGGTGTTCATCTGTGTAAGTACCTCTGCAAAGGCCTGTTTGATAGTGTCAAGTGGTGCTTCAATGTTTGTACCTTGTTTCTGGTCACCCAATACTGCAAGAAATTCATTGTTAGCAGGAATTACACCACCTTGTGCAAGTCTCGGTATTGAGACTTTACCAAGTCTCGGCAAATTGAAATTTAATGATTTACCACCAACATCTGGTAACCAATCAGGTAGTGTGAATGACATAGAATTAAGCGAATCTGATACCTGATTAAGTCCGTCTGTTACACCATTACCCATCGCTTCTGAACCACCAATGATTCCATTAAACACATCTGTTAATGATGATTTAAGGTCACCAAAGATTGTTGAAAGAGCACCTATCTGTTCGTCTGCCGTAGATGTAAGTGCTTCAAATACTGACGCTATATTGTCAAAAATACTATTATTACTTTCTTCGATTGAGTTGGCAGTTGATGAATACTCTCCTGCTATCTCATTAAGTACCTCAGTATATTTATCCGGGTCAAGATTTAATAATGCAGCCTGGGCACTAATGGATAAGCCATCCCACTGTTCTGAAATCATCTCAACATATTTAGCGGCATTACTATATTGACCAAAACCAACATCGTTAAACGGGTCTGCTATAAATTCAAGTACAGCCTCAGTATCACCTAAGTCAACACCTGCAGCAGCAATTTTACGAAGACCTTTTTCAATATCGTCAATAGTCTCTGTCCATTCTTCATTTATACCACCAGTTTCTGAAAGACCTTCTCCAATATTTAATAGTGCATCAAATCCTTCTAATTCATCTGCGGCTGCCTGTAGACCAGTGTTCCAATATTCAACTGCGTCTGCCTGAGTTTCTTCTGCCCACTCTTGTGCGGCTGCCTTTGACTCATCTTGTGCTTTCTGATACCAGTTATCTATACCTATACCATGAGTGTCAAGTGCATATTTATCAAATGCGTAACCCAATGTAGCACCGCCAGCGGCTGCGGCTGCTACTCCGGCAACCATACCCAATACCATTGCACCGCCGGCTGCACTACCTGCGGCAGTAGCGGCAGTTGTTGCTCCTGCGGCTGCGGCAGTTGTTGCACTCGCGGCTGCAGTTGAAGCGGCAGTCGTAACTGCCGTAGTGGCTGCGGCAGTTGTCATACCAGTGCCTATAAGTCCCATGATTGCAGTACCAATATTCATTAGTCTACCAACAATAGGACCAACTGTGAATAACAGTATCAAAGCGTCTGTTACAAAGTTAGCGATAGGATGTCCATCAAACATAGCGTGTTTCAACTCTATTGCAGACTGTAAACAAGTCCATAATGCTTCACCAACTGCTACTAACGGGTTAGGGTCACCATCAAATAACTCCTCAAGACAATCTCTTATGCCATGACCAACCTCTTCCCAATCAATTGCTTTCATGGTATTCACAACAACTGTAGCAAGACCTACTATCAAGTCTTTGAGTGTGCTACCAAGTTTCTTCCAATTTATCTTCTTAAAAGTCTTTGATAAGAACTCGCCTATCTTTGTACCTATCTTCTTAAAGTCTGTCTCTTTCAACAGACCTGCAACAAGATTTACCGCACCATTTATAGCACCTGCAATACCATCTGATATTGTCTCTATATCGAGTGTGTCAAAGAAATTGGTTATAGATGTACCAATACCCTCACCTATCTCTGACCACGGCATTGTCTCAACAAACGTCTTAATGAATGTGAAGATTGTATTGATACCCTCTGCAAGTGTCTGACCAAACTTTGCAAAATCAAAAGTATCCACCCATCCCCAAATATAATCTGTAATATTTGTTGCGTATTCTTTTGCTTTTTCTTTGATAGCCTTCCAGTCAAGGGAGTTCATTATATCATTGAACATCTGGGCGCTACGCTTACCCATCTCATAGAAAATGTTGTCAATATCCTCAAGGTCTTCTTTGAGATATTTCACATTATCTGTATTTATCTCTGTCGGACTGCTACCGCTTCCTCCACCACTCTTATTATCTGAATTGAGAACATTCAACTTATCGAACGGAGCAAGTTGCTTGTTCAAATCTTTGGCTGCACCAGCCGCATCTCCAATACTCTTGGCGTAGTCAACCATTGCAGTCTGTGCCGTGTAGATATATTTCTGTCCAGTTAATAAGGCTATAAATTTAGCCCACACAACCATAAGTTCCTGAACTTTGTTTATAATCCAATTTATAGCAGGTCCGAAATACTGCAACAATGGCTGTGCTAATGTGCCGAGAGTTGCTTTGAGTTTAAGCCACGATGTAGATAACTCTGACAACTGCTTATTCACCTCAGGTATACTCTGTGCCATCACATTGAAGTCATCAACTATTGTTTTCTTTAATCGTTTTACAAGGAAGAATATAGACCTGATACCAAAACCATATCTCAATACCATGTTAAACATCTTTTTAAGCGATGGTTGACCTTCTGTAAATGCTCTTGTTGACTGTTTACCAAACTGTTTAAACCTTGAGATAACTTTACCAATCATTTTAAATACTTTAGTAAAGTCTCCAAGTAATGCTTTAGACATACCAACTAATTCGTTGCGAAAATCTTTAGTTGTATCTTTGGTATTTTTAATGCTATTGTTTGCATTATTCGCCGCATTGGCTGTTGATGCAAAAGCAAGAGCCAACTCATCTACTTTATCCACCTCAAAATCAGATACACCAATAGGCTTGTATTTAGCAAAATCAGGTGAGTCAAATGCTTTTATCATCTGGTCTACATTAGCCTGAGATGCAGTTGCTTCACCTGTAAGTGTCTCTATATTAGATATGAGTGTCTGCATTTCGGCGTTAACATCCTTTAACACCTCATCTGTCTCAGGATTTATAAAACCTTGCTCCTCTAATCTTTCTCTTATACCTAACAACTCAACTGCTTTATCATACTCTTCCTGCATCTCGGACATTTTATTCCGAGCATTTGTTCGTTGAGTATCAAATCTCTTATATGTGGTACTTCCAACTGCATCAACGAGTCGCTTGTTTCTTTCTTCCTCTGAAATCTTACCGGCTTCGAAAAGATTATGAGTTTCAAGATTTGACTTTCTAACCTTCTCAATATAGCGGTCAATTGCTCGTTCGGATGATTCTAAAAGTTTTTGGTATTTCTCGTACTTATTAACAATATCGTACTCGATATCTACCATTTGACCTCTGTTACCCACACCAGAGTTTTTATCCTGTAAAGCCTGAACATCTGCTAATTGTGTCTTTAACTTTCCGAGTTGACCTTCTAACTCGCTTAATTTTTCTTTCTCTTTCTGTATATTGCTAAAAGCCTCTTTAGCCGCATCATTGAACTGCTGGTGCCTCTCTACAAATTCTTCGAGACTTAATTTCTGTCCCGTTGCAGCCAACTGTTTCTCGGCCTCTTTCTGATACAAAGGTAAAATCTCTGATGACTTTAACTTACCATCTTTCATTGCAAACATATCCTGTGAAGGTATTAAGTTTGCATCTTCCTGTATCTTATTGAATGTATCCAGAAGTTTCGTGGCAGCCTTTGCAGATTTCTCCAAATTTTTATACATTTTCTCCGTATAACCTTCTGGGAGATGACCTAATTTGGCCATCTCACTCTGCAACTTCTTAAATTCTGTTTCAGTATTAAACGCACGAGCCAATGTCTCGCTATACTTTTTCTCTATCTCTTTTCCTGATGAACTTATTGCCTTCGTTAATCGACGCTCAAACTCTTTCTCGTCGACCACAAAGGTCATAGGTATTGTTAGCCCTTTATCTGCCATTATTCTTCACCATCTTTCTGATTATTCCAAATTGACCTAACAAAATCGTCTGCCTCTTTTTGCTCAATTGTTCTTGAATCTATATTGAAATAATTTGGATTGTCATTTTTAAACTCTTTTTCGTACTTCTCTAATTTCTTACCTGTCGCTATCTTATGTCTGATACCCACCACAGTCGATAGGACGCTCTCTCCGACTGACATATAGTACCCCATGAAAGTATACCAGTGCATATATTCAACTGCTCGGATTTCAATCTTTGCCACATTATTTATACCAGCGGCTATAATGTTTGCATCTTTATTCCAATCAATTAGTTTGAAGTTTGACTGTTTTCCGTCATCTTCTTCTCCACAACGCATAAAATTAAACATTGCTTTGACTAATTCTACATATGTTTTCTGACCAAGTGCATCGATATCTTCAAAATCAATATCGTTATAGAATATTAACAAAGAAGCGAGGACTCTTTCGTCCTCGCTTAATTCTGTGTCATTTAAGGCATTAAAGCAATCCAGAACCATTCTGTAATCGCCTTTGTTCGTTATGCCATAAACATCACCACTTGATGTTGTAATGTTTATAGGTAATTCAAACATTTACTTCCCAACCTTTTTCTTTGTGTACTTCTCCGTATGCTTTGAAAGTCTTGCCTTCATTGCTCTGAACTCCTTGTAAAGGTTATCAGAATACAACTTTGCAAGTCTCTCAACCAAATGCTCAAATCTGAAACGACCTTCAACTATATCTATCATGTAGCCTGAAGGACAACAGATATCTGCTACCTCAGAATCAAAGATATAGTTTACAAGTTTTCTCATATCTGCATCAACGGTCTTTAACGCCTCAATTGCTTCATCATCTGATAACTCTTTCCCCTGGTACTGTGACAACATATCGAGAATCTTAGGATAAGCCTCGTTAAGTCTGTCATATACTGAATTGTCAGAGAGGTCAAGAGAAATGATAGCATTAGGGTCGCCGTTTATTCTGAACCTCTGTCTTTTTGCAATCGTCAGGTCAAGGTCGATAATGTTCTCATCGTTTGATAACTGTGCCATTAAAACATCTCCTTTGCATTAAACATCTGCGGTAAATACGAAAGTATCATCAAGTTTATCAACTGTACCAGTTGTAATCTTGTTTGAGAAATATACCGTAATAGGCATATTTACATTTGCATCACCACCGATTGAGTTGTATACGATTGTACAATCAGTATGCTTCTCTGCGGCATAGCCGTTTGTTGAATCGCCAACATATGCAGTAATGATGTAAAGAGTGAACTGGTTAAGTTCGGAAACTGCATTTCTTCTACGAATGTCGTTAAGGAATGCACCAAGTTTTGAGCCACCGAGAACAAGATAAGGGTCGAACTCCTGTTGCGGCTGTGTCTTGTTGAGGTCTGTGTAGTTGAAACCTCTGATATCTGTACTCTGCTCAATATCGTTGTTGTAGTCGATAGATGAATCAGGTGTACGAGTACCAAGAATCTCACGAACTGTGCTGGTTACAGGTGTGCTTCCTGAATCATCAACTTCTGTCCACTCTGCAACGGTGATGAGTAGTTTACGCTCTGCTCTCTGACCTTCGTTCAAATTAAACTGCTGTGGAATAGCCATTTTAGTATCCTCCTATTATTTATTCCAAATGGATTTTGATATGTCTATATACTCGATATTTATTCCTACATTGTACTGTGCAAGTGTAGGTTGTGTCTTACTGTTTACCCCTTCGAGTACGGGTATATCAGTTGTTGCCTCTATACTATCTATTATACATGAAGAACCGAAATTTGGAAAGTTTTTTTCCTCATTTTGTTCGGTTATCCAATCAATGATAGCCTGAACATCCACAAGGTCTGAAACATTCTCATCTGTATATCCTTCTGCTTTAACAACTGCATTGAAGGCAACTGACTTGTAAACATATATGTTAAAAGAAAACCTCTTTGATACCGAACCATCTACAAAAGGCTGCATTATATTAGTCTCTGTAGCACGGACTGTCAACTGATTGTTGTTGTCCTTCTCATCGGCAAAATTGAAAAATAAGGGGTTATCTCTTATTGCGGGGCAAGTTATTAAGTAATCTATAACTGCTTGGTTCTTATCTATCATCATTTCTTCCTCAGTATCTTCTCACACGCCCTAAGAAAAGCGCCGTATCTTCTACCGTCTTGCTCAAACATGATATCCCAGAAAGGACCTGTTCCAGGTGTGGTATAATTTTCGTAGAATGTTTCGTACTGAATTTCACCGTACTCTGTTCCATCATATGGATTGTTAGCATACCAACTGACTGTTATCCTTGTACCATCAACACTGGCGTCTACGCTATCTCGTAATGCACCAGTTTTCTTAGGTATCAATGGTGTAACTCGTTGGATAAACTCATTTGCCAACTGGTCTTTTCTACTTGCCACAATTCTCTGAACATACTGTTCTGCATTGTCAGATAATGCTTTAACCTGACTAAGTAGTGAACTTGTGTTTAAGTAGGCTTTAACCATTTATGCTCCTCTTACATGATAATGCTCATTCCCTCTTCCACCACCGGTATTTATAGTGTACTCATCTATAACCATGCACCCTTGTAACTCTTTGTATTTCTTGACCAGGTCATTCGACCTATGTCCAGCAACATACTCACTTATCTCGTCATCGACCTCGCCTTTTACAATGATATCGCCTTTGCCAAGTGTGAAGAAATTAGCCTTTGAGTCTGCTGGTAAATTTATCCATTCATACTTTTCCATGAAATCATCACGGATGCGTATTCTACAGATAATGTCTTTAGTGTCAAGTACAACATCGTTTATATGTACTTTGTTGCCTATGTATTTCCAAAAACATCCTGTAATCACATGGGAATACCATGTGACAAGATTTGTTATCGGGTCTTCATATCTGTTGTAAACTGTTAGTGTCTCATTCCACCAAGTAGGATAATTATTCACCAGGATACAACCCCCTATATAACAACTTTCTACCGAGACTATCTTTTACGCCATCAAGAGCCATCTTAATGACATTTGCTACTTCATCTTCATTGATTGCTTTTCGCAATTCACTGGCATTAACCACATTGTAACTAACTGATACACCGTCATTGGACTGACTTGCAATAGCACCTGACGATGAGGAAGTTCCCTCATCTCCACCAGCACTACTCTTTATGAGATTCATCTTGACTGTAATTAAGTCTATAAGCAAGTACATACATCTTGCCAACTCTTCCGGATAGTCTTCCGGCTTTTCTTTTTTCAGTCTGCTAAAAGTATACCAGTTAACATAGCACTCTGCGAGAAACTCGTAATTATCAAAGGTGGCTTCATCTAATGTACCGCCCATAGTCTGATAATCTACATATGCTAAATACATGGAATCCACCACCTTTCGTAATCACTTATTAGCCGAGTGAGATAATTCTCGCAATAGGAATTGCCTTCGAACTGATGTAACTCTTGTTGTTAGCATCTCCTGTATTTACGAGTTCCCAGTTGGCACCGATTTCAAGTTCGGCATCTGTGGGTGAAAGTGTTGCCATAGAAGCCTTTGTGAATGAGATACCATAAGGTGCAAAGCACTTTCTCTGTCTTGTGTAGAGTGTATCTTCACCACCATTAACTGCGGGATCTCTATCCATCTCGTAAGGAACTTTAGCGCCACAGTTTGTATACTCGATAGCGCCATCACCGAATACGAATGTTGTGTAAACATTTGTGCCAGCAGGCTCTGTCGTTGTAGCAGCCGCAATTGTTGTTGCAGTTGATGTTGTAGAAACTGCAGGCTCGCCTGTGCCGTACTTACCAGACTTCTCTGTAAGAGTAAGGACTGCGCCGTCTCTTGATACAGAGTAGTTAGGGTCACTTCCGAGAGCAGTTGCAAGAGATGTTGCAATACCTGTAGGTGTCTTTGTATCGGTAGAAGCAACTGTATAAGTTGTACCAGCAACTGTGAACTTATCGCCTTCAGAAGCGTTTGAGCCACCAAGTGTTACTGTGTAAACACCAGCGGCAGTATAATTAACTGTTACAGGCATTGAGTCATCAATGAGAACTGTTCTACCATTAAGTGTAGCAATAGCCGCATCTCTCTGCATACCGTTTGCATCGTTGTACTTAAGGTATACAAGTATCTTGAGGTTCTCAAGGTTTGTAGCAACTGCGGAGTGCATGATAGCAAGGCTAAACTTGTTCTTGTGGTCACCACAAGCCTTCTGAATACCAGTGTTAAGAGATGTTGCATCCATCTTACCTGTCTGGCCCTCGCTATTAACTACAGTAGTAATGTCATGTGTATGAGATGCAACGAACTTTGCACCCTCTGTATCTGACATTGAGAACACACCCTTAAGAATGTGGATAAGTGTCTCCTGGTCAATCTCACCCCAATACTCTGCAATCTGCTGGGCAACATTCTCCATGAAATCAACACCACCAGTGATATCATATGAGAAGTCCTTCTCTGTCCAAGCGTTTGCTCTACCAACAACTACACGAGAGTGCTGGAATGTCTGGGTTCTGTTCGATGTGATGTTTGTGAGACCGTCGTAGTTCTTAGGTACTGCACCACTGATAAGTCCCTTAAGAGGTGTGGTAAGATAGTTGCCACCAACCTGGTCTGCCATAGCAGTTGCAAGGTCAGGTCTTGCCACGATTGCTCTTGACTTGATTAACTCGTTAAGTTTTGTGTTAGGTATACGGTCAACATATTTCTGGAATACTTCGCCGTTGAATACCTTGGAATCAAACATACTGTTCATTTTATTATTCTCCTTTTAATAATTTTTAGATGCTTATAACTGCATCTGGGTTTTCATTCTTCAAACGCATCAATTCTGACAATGACGGTTTCGGAGGCTCTGTACCACCTGTAGGACTAACAAACTGAGGTGCCGGCGTGGGAGTAGGAGCTGGAGTAGGGTCCTGCTTAACTACAAATGCGTCTGCGTTATCCTGCTTGTAAAGTTCCACGAAATCATCTGCTCCGAGAATCTTCTCGCCTTCCATCTTAAGGTTGGCTTTCTTTAACTGCTCGATGAAATCTCTTCTGGCTGCACCACTCGAAAACTCTTTTGTAGCCGCAAATTCTTTTACGGCAAAATCGTATGCCTGCTTCTTTAACTGCTCTTTGTAAGCCTTTACATCTGCGTCATACTTGTTCTGCAGGTTAGCAAAGTCTGCGGTAAGACCGTTAAGTTTCTCTGCATCTGTTCCTGCGTCTGTAAGTTTTGTTTTAAGGTCTTCCAAATCCTTATCTCTGGTCTTGATTGTATCATTGAGTGTCTTAATCTGATTGTCTTTATTACCAATCTCGTCCTCGTACTTTCTCTTTGAAACATAGTCACCAGTAGATAGGTCGGCAAACTTTACATCTTTTGTAAGTTCCTCGAACTGTGCATAAGTAAGTGTGCCATTCTCTGCCTTTTCAAAAACTTCCTTAATTGTCATAAATAGATACCTCCATCTTTTAAATCAGTTTATTATTTAACTGTGCAGGCACTGACTGCACTGGATGTGCCCCATTTTTAAATGTTGTTGAGGCCCCAACATCATAATCATTGTATAACATTATTAGGAAAAGGTCAACCTTTTTTACTTATTCTGCTCATCATTTTTAGAACTCTTGTTCTCATTAGGCTTAGGCATATTTTTAGCCTTCTGCTCATTTGTAGCCTTAACACCAGCGTTAGGGTTAGATAAGTTATCTCTACTAAATGTACCAGGTGCCTGATTCTGTGCTTCTTCTCCTAACTGTGACTGTGCCATCATGTTGGTCTCAATTGCTTTACGAGCCTCATCATCGATTTTCTGTAAAGCAGCCTTAGCCTGATTTTCAGTCTCATTGAAGTACCACATTCTGGTCTCAACCTTACTTGCGAGACCATTCTGCATTAAGGTCAGCCTCTTGGATAACTCTGTCTCAATGTCCACGAGAATACTATCATCCCACTCAAACGAACATTCATACTCGCCCTCGGGAGTAACTTTGTATAATGAACATAAAGCATCCATTATATAGACAGTATCTTTAAGTGTTTCCTCAAGAGCCAACTGAATATCTGCATTGGTACTGTAACTTCTCTGGCGAAGTATCTTCAACTCTGTGGCAGTCTTTGCTTCATTGAGAGGTGTATTTGATATAGAACCTCTACTCAGGCCTACACAATCCTCTATTCTTGTGAGTATAGCATTAAGTCCATTAAGTAGAGACTGGTCCCTTAAATTAGGAGCAAATACATTATATGTATCGTCGGCATTAAGGTCTATCTTTCTGAATAGTCTCTCCTGTGCAATCGGTAATCTTGTTCTATCATTACCATCCTCATCAATGTCAAGTTTGAGTGCGTCTCTATCAACATCGATAGCCATCTCACCACCTTCAAACTCCCAAAGCATACGACTATACTGCATATCTGCATCCTTGATAAGACTCACAACCCTACTGTAACCTGATACACCGAGCGGTGAGTATGTATCAATGATGTTTGCTTCAGGCATCTTGAAGTATGCAAACAGTAACCTATCGACATTCTCAATTACTGTCTTGGGTGAAAGACTTGCCCATTCAGGTACTTCTGAAAGAGGTATCTCTTTGCCAAGTTCATCTGTATCAATTCTCTGACCATTAACGGTATTGTTAGCGCCTTTAAATGCCAGATTGATAACTGTACAAGTTTTGCCTTCAAGTTTATGATATTCAACTCGGCTATAAATGACATCCTTGTCAATTTTCTTCTGAACAAAGGCTGCCTCTATAATCTTGCCATTTGCATTGAATGAGAGAGGATAGAAACCGTCTGCCTGAATATACTCAAACTCAATCTGTGCGTGGTAATCTTTTTTGCCTTTAATATCAATGTCATTGTGCTTAACAATCTTCTCGCCAGTCTTTGTGACAGTTGTGTCAGTTTTTGGCACATCAGTAACCTGACCGAAGTTTTCGTCAAGTACAATATAGGGCTTAATTACAAATCCTCCCTTTGCAACCCCATATTCAAGTTGCCGTCTTATCTGACTTTTAACCTTCTTAAACTGGTCTGCAAGGAAGTCTGCTCTCTCTGTATTGCCCTTAGGTACAGATTTCTTAATTGTCATTGTGCCCTGCCCCATTGTAGGCATACCATTCTCATCTACGCCCGGGGGAACATAATCAGGATTGGGTTCTTCAATCTCTTCCATTGGAGCATTGATTTCTGCTTCCATTTCCAGAGTAGCCATTCGTGCTTTCTCTGATGCTATAAGAGATGGCAATCCTAATGATACAATTCGCACAGGATTTTCTTTTGTAGGTTCTTGAAGCCAAGGTGCTCTGTTTTCATACATTCTCGACCACAACTGTATTGCGTTTATCATCTCCGCAGATACATTAGGTTTGATATGTAATACCTGTTCAATAGTCTTCGGACTTAACATACCTTTAAACATTCCTTTCAATTTATTCCAAATCTTCGAGAAAATCATTCTCTATACCTCTCTTGATATTAAACACTACAAATATAATATAACATATTTGTCCTGACAGGTCAATTATTGGCCCCGTCTCTTCCAGAATTTTTCTGTAGCATAACGCACACTATCAATACTATGGTTATTGCAATCAGGATAACCTGAAATAACTTCGTCATCCTTATCCCTATCATACTCATACTCAATAAACTCTTTGTATGTCTCGGGACATCTGACAGGGTCAATGTATATATGATTAAGTGACTGTAACCATTTCATTGAATAGTTTACAGAATCAGGTCCTTTCTCTGCGCCTCTGCATCCATAACCACCGTAAGCACGATAGTCGGATATAGACTTAGGCTCCGCCGAATCGGCTGTCATCGGCTCACTTGAACCCATATAATGTACTGATTTTTCAATAGGGTCACCATACTCATCAGGCACGATTATTTTATAGGTTAACTCATTGTACAACTTATTGTAAGTCTCTCGGTTACCCATCTTGTTGCATCTGAACTCTGTAAAGATATATAGGTCTCTTCTGGCCGAATCGAAGTATGATTTAGTAAATGCAAACGGGTCAGGATACCATCCCCAATCGAGACCGTTATATATTCTCGACCTATCAAATGTACCAATTAACTCAGGCGACATATACTTCTCCTGAACATTCTCGAATACATTTCCACCAGTACCAACAGGTATTCCTAAATACTCATGCTCATACGCTTTTGGGTTAGTCTCTTTTAAATCTTCTGCTTCTTCGATAAACTGAGGACCAAGCCACTCTTCCGGCACATCAAGATAAGTATTGCTGGTTACAAGAGTGTTTATTCTGCCCATGGCATCTGTGGCATACTGATTAGCCCAATTGACATTACTGATAGGAGGGTTGAAACTTCTGAAATCCCAGAACAGTAAGCCACCTCGCATTGTAGACTGTAATACTTTTCGTATCTCTTTCTCGCCGGCAAACTGGTCTAACTCCTCGAACCAAGTAATGCCTATGTATCCAAAGGGTAACTTGACTGACTTTACTTTGTCCGGGTCATCCAAGCCAAAGAACATAATCTGTTGTCCTGTCGGCTTATAGACGATTGGGTTAGCAATACTCTTAGGTATATGAAAAAGATTATCCAAGCCTAATTTGTATATTCCCCAAACAACCTGGCCCCATACAGAGTTCTTCATTGTGTTTCCAACCTTTCTGAAAACACAAGCGTGGATATTAGGATTGTTTATAATAAGTAATGGAATCGCAATTGATATGAGGGAAGACTTGGTCGAGCCTCGTCCTCCCTTATGAACATAGTGTGTATGTTTATGCCTTAGAATATCATCCAACACATTATCAAACATTGGTATGATGGCATCTTGTAACTTAATGTCAATCGTTATCGACTGTTGTTTCTTCTTCTGTGGTAATTTCTTCATTATCCCTCTTCCAATTCAGATTGATATTTATTGCAGGCTGCTCAACATCCTGTGCCTGTTCTATATCAATGGTTCTCTTTGCTAATTCTTTAGCCGCAGCCGTTCTCTCTGAAAGCGGTGCATCAAGTCCGAACTGGTCTTTCTCCTCGTTACGCATAACTCTTGTGAAATACTGCATAACTTCTTTGCCGTCTGCTACTGTCTGTCTGTCAAGTTCCTCCGCAAAGAAGATAAGTTCCTCTTGGATATAGTCACGAGAGAGTAATCTCTTGCCCGCGCCCTTACCATAGCCAGCAGTTGTTGCCGCCTTAGTTGCATCGCCGCACTTTACAAATTCCTGAATAAAGAGTTTCTCCTTGTATGTGATAGGATGTCCTGCCTGTGTTGTGAATATAGCCTTGCTTGCGTTATGAGAGGATAATAATTCTCTTAACTCGTCTCCAGTCATGCTTACTTCCTACCTTTCCTATTTTTATTAGCCTTCAGATTGTTGGCAATCTGTGTAAGCGAACTCTCTTTAATGCCTGACCTTGTTCTGTTCATCATGTCCCTAATTCTCATGGCATTTGACTTATCTGTCGCACTTGTGTTAGGGTTATTGATAACTGCATCAAGTGAAGGTCTGTCTGTAACAACCTGTACTTTGCCCTTACTCGGTACATTAGGGTCATACGCCTTAATGCTCATCTTGTCCTGATTTCTGCCAACTAACTTAAACTGAAAGATGATATCTTTGCCCTCTTCCGAGTGAACAGAAACCATAATGTCATCCTGGCCATGTCTGTCCAAGCCAGATTCTCTGGGTGGGTTACTATCAAGACGAACCCCGCCGGCAATACCAAAAGCACGACTTCTGTCCGCCGAGCCATCTGACTTTCTAAACACAAAATTTCCCGTAGCGCCCATTACTGCTCTCCTTTTCGTATTTCTTCTCTAATCTTATTCCACATCTCATTGTCAGTTGGTAACTCCTGCCCATTAGCCTCGCACCACATATCTCGCAAGAATAAAACAATTCTTATATTCGACGGCGAGCCATATATCTGTGTGCTTTCATACTTCTGTTTATCAGGATTCCATGTAGCCTGATTAACTGTATAGTAGCGCCTTACTTTCTCGTCCGCCCCTAAAAACTGTTTATAGTTAAGCAGTAATTTATAGCCCTTGGTGTTTAGGGCGGTAACTAACTTATTTGCCATTTTTCCCATATCAGCCATAACTAAATACCAACCTTTCATCTCCAATGATAACTGGCTTATGTTCGTTTGTCAAATCCACGAGCCAACTCCTCCGCCAGATTTCTCTTTTTTTCTGCTCCAAATAAAAAAAGCAGGCTTCTTTAGCCTGTTCTGTCCGGTAGAAAATACCCGTTAGTTGTATAGAGGTAACCCGTTAGTTGTATAGAGGATAAGTCCGGTTGTGTGGCCTTGAGGGACTTCAAGCGTCGCACTCGAACGAGTGTTCGCTCGAACGAGTGTACGCTATTATGTTTGATACAATTATATTTTATGCAATTATATTGCAATGCTCATATCTTTTGTACAGTCGTACAAACTGACAATACAGTCATTTTTTAATAAAATTTTACATACTGTAATTGCGACACGTATGTCATTAAAATATTCTTTATTTGATATATTCTTTTTAGTTGTATAATGTACTATAAACATATGTTCGATATCTCACTTTCATTTTTATATATGAGAGAGTGCTTATAAGCACTCTCTCACGCTTGTTTTACGCTTCTTTCTTGACTGTCTTTTTTGTTGCGCTTGCTTTTTTCGTTATTGTTGTTTTTGTGTCTGTACTTGCTTTTGTAATTGCTTTACAGATAAAATCATACAGTTTCGAAAAGTCATTGTCTGAGATAATAACTCTTGAAAGTTTGTTCGATTTTATTTCTGTTGTAAAGTTTTTTGCAAGTGTATCATAATCGCAAACACTTGTTCGTACTAAACAATAAAGTGTGTTATTCTTTTTTGCGTAGCACTCAATGATATTATGTTTTTCATATACTATATGAAAGTAATCATACCTTGCACTTTTTGTGTCACACTCATTATTGATAGTTTCGTAATCTTGTTTGATTGTAACATTTTTTACAGTCTTACAAGTTTTTGCAATGTTTTCGCAACGCTCAAGCATTGCAATGCTTTTTTCATTAAGTGCATAAATGTTGATAAACTCTGATTTTTTCATAAGTCGCTCACTTTCTGATTTTATAGTGTTTACTCACTTGTTTATATGTTCTTTACAATTATAATTATAACAGATATTTTGACTATGTCAATAAAAAATCAAAAAGTCATAGATAAAATTATATACAAAAAATCAAACTTGTTTTTGTATATTTTTTACTATGTCATATAGTCCATAGTTAGTGTATGCTAACATATTGAATACAATATAATTGCACTATGTTATATTGAATATAATATTATATAGTTAAACAATATTGAATACAATATATTTGTGCCCAACCTTAGTCCGGCTCGCCGATCATCCGGCTGGCCAACCGATCATCCGGCTGGCCAACCGATCATCCGGCTATCCTGCGCCGGGCCTGCCGGCTGGCCATCGCCAAGGTACCTTGCATGAGGATCCATGCCTACTGCCGACGCCTACTGCCAGTTGGCGAGACTCTGCCGGTTATGGATCCACGCCTAATACCAGGCCGCTTCATAGGATCCTAACCAACGAGCCAGGCCTCTCGGCAGGTCTACCAGTTGGCCGGTTACTACCAGGTACACTAACCAGGCCGAATCTAAATAAGGATCCATACCTGGCATGGTTATCAACCGGTTACTTGGTATGGATCCCTATAGTATTACTAAAATAAATAGAGGGCAGATGTTACTCTACCCTCTGTCTTTTAATCAACCACAATCTTTTCTGTTTCGCCTGTGAGTTCTTCAATATCGAAGCATAACTCCCTAATAACTGCGTAGCACTCATCCGTATGTTTCTCATACTCGTGGATGAACATAATCTGCTTGGATATATTCTTGTCTGTCGGGTTACTTAAAACATTCTGCTTTGCATCCTCAATGAGTTCTGAATAGTGACGGATTCTTGCTCTTAACATCTCCACTGTGTTTCTCATCTCTTCTACGGTCTGTGTTACTTTTCTCATACTTGTTTCCTCGCTTTCTTGTTTTTGAGTTTTTCTTTTATTATACTATCCTATCTGCACCAATGCTAATGGTTATGTGAATTTATGGCGTGATACACACCATTTTATTTACTTCCTACAGTGCCAGCATCATTGGTTCCTTTAGTATTAGAAAAGCGTGATACAGCATTTTATATTAGGATACAATCTACAATGGTTCCTTCTATATATAATGGTGATATATAATCACCATAGCCATCTCATCCCTACGCTATTAGATTCACTCTCCAATAACATGGATACTTTATCATGCCGGGCCTTATCTACTGTGAGAACATGAACCTCATTGTCTACATCATACCCACTTGCAAGGATATTAAATGTTTTCTCCAGGTTACAGTTCTCTATAGCCTTTAACCAATTCTCTGTATAATGATTGCCGCAACAATCTTGTCTTGCGACAGGATATACACACTCACCCATGCCATATATAGTGGCTGAATTAAGAAGAACCATTACATTCTCCTTTGCTTTGCAATTGTTAAGATACTCCTCTAAAAACATAATCTCTGCCCTCCTTACATCTCACACTCATCTACATATTCGCCGTCATCGTCATAGACGGATACATCTGATACATCGGCTCTTAAGCGGAAACTGTTATAGTAAGCCTTTGCACTAAACTTATTGCTCGCCTCAAGTGTCTTTGTTGTCCCATCAGTATACTCAATCTCTACTCTCCACATAAACTCTGCCCTCGCTTTCTTGTTTTGTTTTATTGTACTTATAGTATAGCAAACTAAACTGACCAAAGCGAATGGTTACGAAAAGTTGTGGAAACATCTTGGTTAACCTACAAAAGCGTGATACACCCCTTTTTTTAGATAGGTTCCTTAATGCTTGGTTCCATTCCTTCTACACTATACCGGTATAATTATACCAGTATATCTATCTTGGATCCAACGACCGTAGATAGAAAGCGACCCAACTGTGTACCAAGCAGTTGGGTCATTGTGAGGTAAATTATGAAAATGGGCCGATTATTAGTTGTCGACCCTAACAACATCCCTTGTTAAAGCAGTTCTACTTACACCAATCTTACTGCATAACTCGGTTAAAGTTTTTGCTCTTGTGCCAGTATGCTCACATTTCATCTTATCGAAGAAGTTAGCATACCAACCACCATACATACTCTTGCCATATTCTGTTATCTGTTTGCTATCATTATCTATCATCTTGGTCACTCGCTTTCTGATTTATTTTGTAACTATATTATATCTCGCCCGGCGAGAGAATGAAAATGGTTATAGAAACTTGTGGAACCAAGATAGGTTAAACTTTGGTAGGATCCTTTGGTCAATCTTTTATTTATTCTCTATATATAGGGGAAATACAAAATATAAGTTTGACCAAAGGATCCAAATAGGTTAACCTTTGGTCTAAATAGGTTCCTTAGGCCACTTGGAGATAGGTTCCTTAGCCCTCGAATTGCACCCAAATCCTGCTCATTTTTGCTGGTTTATGACACTTGTGTCAGGGCTGGGACCGCACGGCAGCCGTGGGGAATTTCGATTCCTCTTGACTTTATTTTTTAGGCCTGTGATACGAGGAAGAGGGTGGAGGAGGGTGGAGAATGGAGTCTGCAAGTTGGATAATCTACAATGGTCAAAGGGTTTGGGTATTTATACTACTTATACTTTATATCTTACTATAACCTATTATATATTTGGATACTTTGGTCAATCTTTATTCCCCGCCCGGGCGATTTTTTGCTTGAAAGTCTTGCCGGTGGTACCTTTTTGCCAGGAATTGTTCAAGGTCGGGCAAAATCTAAATTTCACTCGACCTCTACTATTCTGCCCTATGCAGTTATTATATCCTAAATTATATGCTTTTACATATCCCAATATTCTTCTAAATCACTAAAATCATTATAACTAACCAAGTAGTCTGTCTCAAATGGTTACTAAAAGTTGTGGTCAAACTTTCTTTCGCCGAGTTCCTTTCGCTTTTCTTGTGTGTTACGACACATCCCATGTAATACAGTCATAATAGGACTGCTCCGGACGCTCTCTAACGACTTATAAATGTTTAGTTGATATAATTATAGCATAAATATTTTTAGCGTCTTAAAACGCTTCCGGACAAGTCCATTTTTTCTTGGATAATTTGTGTATGGAACCTATACTATATAGACAGAGAGAAGGCTGAACAAGATTTCTCTCGTTCAGCCCCCACTCAGAAAGGAAACTCACAACGGGTTAGTCATTATTCATAAAGAGGGATAATTGTCTTTGCCATCGTAATGATATCCTCATGAGATACTATTACTCGGGTGTATACTGTTACATCCTTCTTCTTCTTATATGTGAGGGTGAAATTCTCTCCCTCAATCTTCTTTGCGACCTCATTGTTCACACAGAAGATAGCCTTCTTTGACTTAATATACAACTGGAAGAGATTACTCTTTGACCCCTTCTTATAGAAGTGGATATAAGAGAACTCGGGGTTGTTGTTGTCAGTCGGCGTATCAAGTGAACTGTCCGCTATAACATCGACCTTCTTATTGTCTTTGAATGCGGTTACGGTCTTGTCTGCTACTGCCTTATAGTCAAAAGGAATCTTCTCCTTCTTGACCTTCTTCTCTGCATCTTTTACTGCCTCAGATACTGTCTCTGCAACCTTCTTCTCGGTTACTTTCTTCTCTGCGGGCTTCTTTGTAGCGACCTTTGTCTTTGCTACCTTCTTAACTGTTGTTGCCTTTACTGCGGTTGAAGTTGTTGATTTGCTCATAATGTTTTCTCCTTTCAAGAGTTAAAGAGTTGGGAAGAACTTTCATTTGTTCTTCGTTTGTTTTATTGTATCTAAAGTATAACATAGCAAAAATCATAAGTATAGTGGCTAATAAACTTTTTTATCCACAACTTTTTAAATGGCTCAAAATGCAGTCTCCATGCGACTTCCCACAAAATCTGTGATACACCCGTTTTGCTACGGAATAGGATCCTTACTACCTGAGCAGAAAGGTGGGCATAGATTTTCTAATATCTATGCCCTGTAAACAACTTATGAAAGGAGTGTATATACTTTATCCATTATTGCAGGAATAACTTTCTTATTTATCCTGTCATACTCTTCCTCATTCTGTATAATCATTTTTACTGGATTCTCTGTTATATGTGCCCCACCTGTATATAGCATATCTGAATATCTCCTGCATGAGTATGCGGCTGACATTAACTCTAACAGTTGCCATATCTCCTGTCTGTTGAGAGGAGTCTCCGGAAACTTATCCATGAAATCTTCAAACATACCTTTACCCGTACGCCGTGCATTTAACACTTCTGTATCAAAATGGGTGTGCGACGATATATCCCTCGATAATTTAGGATTCTTCTTATTGGTGAATGTTTCAAGATAACCGAGACCCCAATACCAATTACAGTCCCATCTGGCTTCTTCAAGATACACCGGGTCACCATACTTGTCTACTCCTACAAGATAATATTTTCTTCCATGCCATTCAAATGTTTTCTTATTCATACGATATACTCCTTATATTGTCCATTGATTTTGCTACACCTATACTCTCGATTGGTTGTCTCGTCAACTATAATATATCGCCAATCTCCTTCAAAGGCTCTATACTCTCTTACGATATGACCTATCCTCTGCTCATTGTTTCTGTCCACAAAATTTACTACCATAGTTTGTCTCCTTTCTTTAGTAACCTAATAATCTTGCAAAGAGATATTTCTCGTCTCGGTTGAAATCATCACATAACTCCAAATAATCTGAAATATGCTCATCCGTATAATCAGGATATTCTGTCTTGAATATCTCAACCTCTTCTCTTACTTTTGCCTCGTCTACTTTTAATTTTCTTGCCATAGTTATGCTCCTTTCAAGAGTGTTTTTGCTTTATTTGTTTACAAGTACAGTATAACAAACCTGCTATACTGTACTCAAATGGTTACTAAAACTTGTGGTTATCTATTACTCATTTCTTATACCGCTCTTTATATGCGTATTCTTCCCAATAATCTTCATCGGCAGCCTTTGATGTTTCCCAGAATGGGCATAACGGCTCTGTATCATCATCCCACTCCTCGCCATCACCAAATACTCTATCAAAAATTGTATCACACTCGTCATCCGTCAAATTTATTTCCTTGTCAGACCTCATATAACCCACACATTCATAATCATCTGGTGTCCAATAGTCACCTTTGTAACATTTACACCATCTACAATTTCTACATCCGTTCATACTCTATACCTTTCCTTTCTTTCTTGCGTCTTTCTCTATCCTATATCGGCTATCTATCTGCATCATGGCATTATCTGCCGCTATCAACATTTTCTTCTTCCCGAGGGGAAGTTCATTGAAATCTTCCCCTCGTGCCGTACAATGAAATAGTGCGGAATATATAGCCTCATACTCTGCTTTGGTCATTCTCATGCGATATCTTCCTTTCTTACATAAAATGCAGGATACTTACCCCACTCATTATACTGGCAGTTATAATATGTATACTGATTTACCAATGCGTCAAAATCGCCATCAAAATCTACATATAAATCCTTTGAGTAGAAAGCACCTATACCACAAGCAGTATAAGGTCTCACTTTGTGGGGTATTATATAAATTTCCACGCCTGAATTATATAACTTTCTTGCAGAGGGTTTTGATACCCTCTGCAAATTATCCGTTGTAATATTATTCATCCTTTGTCTCCTCTTCTTCTTTGTAAACCCACTTAAACTCACCAATATTGTATCTGTAGGGTTGATGGGTTAACTCATACTTCGTTGTAACCATGAAAGCAGAATGACCATTGATTGTCAAACCGAATGCGATATCTTCTGCCCATTCCTTTGATAACTCTTTGGGCTGCTCATCTTTGTTCCAGTAAGCAGTCTTACCTTCACCGATACTTGTTAGAAATACCGGGCCCTGATTTGTTAACACTATTACATAATACCAATACTTCTGTTTTTTAGCCATTGTTCTGTTCTCCTTTTCTGATTGACTTAATGATTTGTGCATTTACATACCACATTAGACCTATAATAATAAAATGCAATTTGTTTCTCCTTTCTGTCTCTGTTTTGCTTTTCTTTACTATGTATACATTATCTCATACCTAAAGTACAAAAGTACAATGGTTGCGAAAACTTATGGTTACAGATATAAAGTTAGTCTCTCGGCTATCTTCTGTAATTTCTGCCTATCAATTCTCTGCTTGGATAAAATTCCCTCAATATCTTCAATAATATCCTGGCATAGGTTATGATAATCTTCTAACTCGGCCTCATATGAGTCAAGGTCGGATTCTATCTGCTCACCTTCCATATCGTAACCAATATCATGTATTCTCTCAATTACATCCGGGCCCATATATTCTTCTATAAGTGCCATCATCTGCTCATGTGTTTCCACAAAGTGTGACTCACCGTCTTTTGTCATTATTATAGGGTTATCAATACAACTCATTGTCCATACCTCCTTTAAATTATATCTAATAGATAATCTGCCTCTAAACCGAGAAGAGACTGCATTATATCTTCGGCTTCTTCATAGTCACCATCTTCAACGGCACTGTATATTTCAGTCCTTGCATCATTGATGGCATCAATAGCCTCTTCCTTTGTTAACCCATCTCTCTGCATTAAAATTTTAACCACACGATTCATATTTGTACCTCGCTTTCTTGTGTTGTTTTTATCTTACAACTACATATTAGCAAACCTGTATAGTACATCTCAACTGGCTCATGCACATTGTGGTTCCGTTAGTTTCAAACAAAAAGCGAGGCTGGCAGTGGATGGTACTGTCAGCCTCAATATATAAGAAAGCGAAACGGAATTAGTCAAAATTTGTATCACACCTGTGTGGACTTGCACCCCATTAAGCATCTGTCTTGCCAAGTGCATTTATTATTTACAGAAGGTCCTCAATCTCTTTTAATACTGCTTTTGCGGTCTCATACTCAATCTGCCTCTCAGGGTCAATCTCATAATCGTACTCACCTGTCTCCTCGTCTTTTATGTAATTCATATAGTGCCACTCTAACTGTGTCTTTGCCGCATCATATGCCGCCTGTAGAATATCTACTCTGATTTTAACCTCTTGAAATCTGTCAAGTCCTGATACTGCTTTCTTTGCCATACGCTTTTCTCCTTTCAATGTTTGTTTGCGTTGCTTTACTTGATAATCTTATGTTAGCATACCAGCAGTACACTTTACTACTGGTATGCAATTTTTATTTACCAATATTTTGCGTGACACTTTTTAGCAGTAACCTTCTTCTCTGTACCTGCAATCTCTTTCATGTCATAATAAGTAAGTTCGCCGAAATACTCTTTTAAGAAGTAGCCAATCTGCTTTCTTGTTGTGGGTGAGTAAGTGCCTGTACACTCCAACTCATAGTTGTCATCCCCAACAGGTGTTGCTCTTATTACCAGAGTAGTATATGATATAAAATCAATTACTCCGTCTGAATAAGTTTTTACCTTGCACTGACAACCTGCATGATGTGACAATCTTGTTTCTCCTAAATACCTATCTGCTCTGTAACTCATACGCTTTCTCCTTTCTGTCTGTTCGTGAGTTTTTGTTTTTGTAATTATATGATATCAAACCAATTTGCTAAATGAAAATGGTTTATAAAACTTTTGGAATTATATTGATAGATTTTTCAAATCCCTTATCCAATCTTGCACCTCTTGGCTATCATCATTCATATCTTCCAGACAGTCAATAACACTCCAAACTTCCTTAGTGACTCTACCTTTCTTCTTCGCATCATGGTATGCCACTGTGTTGTCATATGTGAAATATGCTACCTCTCTTTCAGAAAACTGGTGATAATTGCTTTCATTTATATAGGTGCATATATCATAGAACACCGCAAATACTCTATCATCCATATCTGTCTCCTTTCTGCAATCTGTTTGCTTGTTTTGTGATTATAGAATATCAAACCATTTTAGAGATTTCTAATGGCTATTCAACTTTTTTCGCCATTAAATTATTTTTGTTATCCGGATACGCATTTATATAGAAGAAACTCATTCGCCTTGTTTTTCTCTATACTCCAAGCGAACCTGTTATATCTTCAAACTTACCGAACTTTTCCTGAATGTGCTTTGTGTTACCTTTGTAGAATACCAATACATTCTGATGTTGACGGCCGATTTTCCTACTCTGGTCAAAATACTTAGGCGCTCTTATTGGCAGACTACCTATATTATTCTCAAGGATAATCTCATTGTAATACTTAAACCCAGCCCCTCTAAATAAACTTGCTACATCAGGTACAAATCCGTAAAACTCTCCTGTTTCAGGATTTCTTATCTCTGACACAACTATTACGGAGAATGTATCATCTCTCATTACCCTATATAGTTCTTCTACCCAATGTGCCATGTACAGAATAAACTCAACATATGTAGGAAAGTTACTTAAATCTTTCGGGTCTTTGGAATATTTCTCAAGATTGTAATACGGAGGGCAAGTAAACATCATGTCAAACTTAGGACCTTCTATAGTCTGTAATGCTTGTAATGAGTCAAAGCACATATAGGCTACATTATCTCGGTCAACTTTGTATTTCTCACACACTTCCGCATACTGTTTTCTATCTTCCTCTACCTGCTTCCTACTTAAATCTATGCCGAAATACTTTCTTCCCAATATCCCGGCTACTGTTCCTCTGACACTACCTCCTGCGAATGGGTCGAGTATCACATCTCCTTCACGAGAGAACCACTTGTAGGCGATTTCACAAAGTACAGGGTCAAATGTACTTGTTCTCTCAGGTTCTTTAGCGTCTTTCCCTCTTGCACTAAATGTGTTTACTGGCATTGCATTATTCCTTTTCACATCTCTGCCCTCTGCACTATCAATACCTAAATGCTCCCATCTGTCTTTTCTGTTCTGCCATGTACCTGTAATTGAGTTGAATACAGAAAACGGAGGTACTATATACCTGTCTTTCAGTAAGTTACTCGGTACACTTGATTTTTCCACTTTGATAAGTTCCATACTTTACAGTCTTCCTTTCTTTTGATTTGCTACTGTCATAGGGCATATAATTATCCCACACATCTTGTAAAGACAATTTACTTTCGCCCATCTCTTTTTTAACGGTGTTTGCTAATATCTCTATGCAGTGGATATAATACTCTGAATTGTATTTAACCATATCGTGGTCTGCTAAATACATATATTCCATCGCATCTTTCCAGCAACAACCACATCTATTGTCTGCTAACACTACTCCGTACTTCTTTTCAGTTCGTTCCTTCCAAGATTTCTTGAATCTGTAAGGACTTATGCACGATGACGATAAGGTAAACAACTCCGGCCGCTCTGCTAATAATGTGAATGTTGACCTGTTATTCTTTAATGGTATCTGTACATGAAAGTATGGTATTATCTGACCTATTATTGTGTCATATAAATCCCACATCTCTTTACAGTCTCCACCACATACATCAAAGGCAACATCTGCAATACTGCTATCATAGAAATTACCAAACGATATGTTTGTGCCTATGTTCTCTCTTATGCCGTACTGTATAGCCCCATTGGCGATTATGTAATTTTTAAGCGGATGCTCAAAGAATGAGTGCTTTCCACTTAAACTAACATTCTCGCTATAGTAGGGTATGTCAAGATACTTGCAAACTCTCTCTGCGTTTACATATTCATCATAATATACCTTGTTTATCCCATGCAAATGGTAAGCATAAACTTTATACCCTAACTTTTTGTAGTGTAACAATACTGCCGTACTATCTTTCCCGCCTGAAAAACATACAATAATGTTTTTAGTCTTGTTAGGTGAGTCTATCTTAGGATATGTACTATCCACAAACTCATAAGAATGATTGAAATATGGCACATTCAATTGTAGTGTATCACATAATGCTTTAAAACA